TTAATCGCCTTTCGTTTGTCCAACTTTTTCGACAGGTTGGACAGAATTTGTTCGCTTTTTCTTCCCCGCGATGGCCTTGAGGCCCTTCTCTGCGAGGATGGCTTGGTTTGCCGCTGCGGTGTAAACAGAGACCTGTTTTAGGTCGGTGTGGCCTGTTACGGCCTTGATGATGTCGCCGCTCATTCCGCCTTCTGCCATGCGCCGGGCCGCTGCTTTGCGCAGACCGTGAGCCGAACAGTTTTCAAGCCCCGCTTCATTGCAGCGCTCGCGGAACCAATTTCCGAAACCTGCGGGGGTGAAGGGCTTGCCGAATGCGGTGGTGAGGAATGTTGGCTTGTCGCGAGGCAAAGGGCGGATTGCGTCTGTCAGCGCCGGAAGCATGAACAGATCCAACTCGGCGTCGGTTTTCACCTGTTTGACAACAATGTGTTTGCCCTTGATCTTCTCCCAGCCCATGGCCACCACGTCGCTACGGCGTTGTGCGGTATAGAGAAGCAGTGCAAGCGCAAGGCGGGCCTGTGAGCCTTCCGGGTGGCGGGCTTCATAGGCGGCAATTTCCAATTCCGTCCACGTATGGAAACCTTTGGTCTTCTTTGAAAAGCCTTTGAGGCCTTGGGCCGGGTTGGCAGGTATCCAGCCAATATCAAGCGCGTGGCCCAACATGATCTTGAGAAGGGACAGCAAGCGGTTTGCCGCCTGTGGCTTATCCGCCATCGACCCCACCAGCGCCTTGATATGCTCGCGGCGCAAATCGCGGATCATGCGCTTGCCATGGGCCTCACGGAACCGCTCGATAATGCGGCGATAGGTTTGCTGTGTGCTGTCACGCAAGCCCGAAAATTCGGGCGAGCGGTAATAAGAAACAGTCAGGGCATCGAAAGAGCCGGGCTTGGTTTTGCTGATACCAACGTTTGCGCGCCATTCGGTCACACCCGCCAAGGCTTGCGCATAGGCGGCCTCAAACTCCGCACCAAGCGGCGGATAAGGCAAATAGGTGTCCACACCCTTTGCACGAAAGCGGATACGCCGCTTTTTATGGCGGTCAATCACCAGCGTGCAATGGTCAGGCAAACCGTTTCGGCGCTTCTTTTTCATTTCAGAACGTCATCCCATGAGTTTTTGGTGTCCGGGCTTGCAGCGCTCTCATTGAGCGATGCACTGGCTTCAATCCGCCCATCCGGGTGAACCGTGATCCGGGCGGCGGCAAAGCCCGCCTCAATCGCGGCTTTAAACAGGCGCTTTGCATCCACCTGTTTGATCATTGCGACTTTGCCCGCCATTACACGCCCTCCCCTTCCGGCTGGCGCTGGCCCAGCGTGGTCATGTTGAGCGGCGAGAGATATTCGTCGCCGCCTTCGATTGATGGCAGGTTTTCCCAGCCACGAATTTCGTTTGGAGACAGCCAGCCCCAATTGCGGCCAATCTGATATGCCTCATAACGGGCCTTCATATCGCCACGCAGCAGGCCCGCGAGATCGTGCTCAATGAACAGGGTCTTGCGGGTCTCGGTGGTCAGCAAGGCGGCATTCATAGCCTGCTCTACACGTTTGGCCATGGGGGCAAGGCAGCGCACAACAAGGGCGCGGCTTTCCTGATCGCTGTTGGAATAGGTGGCGTTATCGACAATGCCCACCGAGGTCGGCGGCACGTTCCAGATACGGCAAATGTCGAGATTGGCGAGCTTGCGGCTATCCAGAAACTCGGCATCCTTTGAGGAAAACGAGAAGGATTTAAAATCCGTGCCACCGTCCATGACGAGAATACCAGAGGTGGAAAGATCAGAATTCAGTTTGCTTTCCAGCCTATCCAAAACCGAATTGCGCTGTTCCTTGCCGAGGGCTTGCGGGAACATCAAAGCCCCCTCTTCCCGGAAGCTTTTACGCGCCTGCTTTCCGGCCTGTTCCTGTTGGGTCAGGGCGAGGTTGAAGGTTTCGCGGGCAATCTGAATAGGGGAGAGGCCCATAACCCCACACCGGCCCAGCCGATAGCGAAGGTGAAGCATCTCCTCTTGCAGATAGACGCGAGAGCCAACGCGATAGCGCAAGCGGCCACTGTCCAACCGCTCCACCGCCACTTGCGCGGCATCCAGCGGATAGAGCGCGGCCACCTGCCCACGGCCATTGTATTCGAGCCGGGCGAATGCATTGCCTGCTATCATCAGCGAGGCAATCAGCGCCTCGCGGGCTTCATAGGCTGTCATGGTCGGGTTGGCCATGTCATGCAACACGTTGTAGAGCGGGTGGTCTGTGGCCCGTTCGCGCCCGCCGTTGTCGGCGCGGCGGTAGAGGTTGAGCGGCATAGCGGCAAGGTTCTGGCTGACAATGGCAATGCAGGCATGAGCCACGGCAATGCCAGAGGCGCGGCCCGGATCGACATAACCGCCAATACCGCCGCGAAGACCGAAAAACTCGCCCAGATAAGGATCATCCGATTTAATGGCGGCGCGTTGCTCACGCCGTTTGAAGCGGTCAAACAGGCTCATTTGGAAATCTCCAGAAGGCGCAAGGCCCGCTCGGCATAGTCGCGAAACGGGCTTGGGAATGTGAAGGAACGGGCCTGAATGACAGTCCCGTCATAGGCGGGCCATGCCATGACCACGCTGATTTCGTGCAGCTCCACGGCGCGAAGTTCGCGGCGGTCGCCATCGCGTTGCTCGTCCAGGGCGGTGAAGCCGAAGGACATGCCGCCAAGATCGCCGCGTTCGGCCAAGGCCAGCACATCGCGGCCCGCCACTGTTTCCGGCAGGTCCAGATCGAAGGCCAAACCCCGGCTGTCTTCGGAGAGGCGTAGCGAGCCGGAACGAGTGCGGCCCAGAACCCGGCCCGGATCGTGATCCACCAGTGCCAAAACATCGGCCTTGGAACGCAACGAGCCGGAAAAAGCTCCCGGCGCGATGGTTTCCATAAACCGCCCGCCAATGTCGGCAGAACGGCCAAAAGTGGCGGCATAACCTTCAAGGCGGCGGCCCTTGGCGCGAAGCTCGATGGCCAGGCCGCGACGTTCAAACCCGCTCATATGCCTTGCTCCCGGTGTGGGGCAATCAGCCGATCCACGCCAAAATCAATGGCGGAGGTGGTGGTTGCGCCGGTTGCGTCCCGGTTATCAAAGAAATGGCCAACCAGCAGCAATTGTGCGAGTTCGACCGATGGCGGCAGGGGATCGGCGTCCATATTGACGCCAATCGATTTCAGGTGATTGCCCGCCGCCGCAATGAGGCGTTCAATCATCAAATCCTCGTCGTCATAATCAACGCGGATATAAGCCTTTGCGTCAGCGAGCGAGATCATAGGGTTCAAATCTCCGCGTAGGCGAATGCCTTGGGGTGGCGGGCGGCCACATCGGCATCAAGGAAAGCGTGGAGAAGTGCACCGCCATTGCTGGCAACATCCGGGTGATAGGGGTTGATCAGAATATCCACCGCCGACCAATAGCCCAGATAAAGCTCGCCCCACTGGCCATAGATCAGCGCCGATTTATCGTTGTTTGCGCCCAGCGTGGCGGGAACCTGCGTGGAGGTTTCCACCCGACCATTGTGGAACAGCTCGCCCACGGGCATCACATGTCCGTCATCATCCTTCATCTTGCGCACAGCTTTCATCACCGTGGGGTTGGTGAGGAATGCCGCCGTGCCGGTCACGTCATCCAGCTCCAGCTCGGCAATCAGGTTTGCCGTGGTGTCAGAGAAATCCGTATCCGTGGTGACTTTGGCAATGCCCGGCGTGGACAGTAGGCCCAGAGGTTCGGGCGCGGTACCCGTGCCGGTGATGGCGGCCAGGTCAAGCCCTTGCGCCAACAGAAAACCCAGATCGCGGCGAAGAATATCTTCAATCGCAGCGCTGGATTGCAGCATCAGGCGGCGCGAAAGGCGGTATTCACCCGTCACGGTCTTGGGGGCCATCGACACCTTTTCAAAAGAGGCGCTGGAACGGGTGGCGTTGCCATCTTCACCCACCCAACTTGCCGTGCCGCTGGTGGCAAGGTTTGGCAGGTCCAGAAAGCCAGTCAGACCGCGCAGCACCGTGGCCCCCATACCTTCCACCTTCAAAGCCGGGCGGAAACGATCCGCAACGGCTGCGAGGTTGGTGGCAACGGTATAACCGCCCGCCGCATTGGAGCCGACTGTCTGCGAGCGCTGTTCGGCCATGCCCAGCAAGATTTCGGAAGGAATGGCCAGATGAATGCCAGAAGCGCCAGAACGGCTTTCGCGTCCGCGCTTCAATTCCTGATCCACTTCCGCCTCCCGGCCTGTGAGGCGGCCCGTCAACGCGCCGTTGATGGCATTGGCAACGGAATAACCGCGCAGCTCGCGGGAAAAAGCGTTGTCACCAGAGACGCTTTCCGCCCGCTGCTCTTCACGCTCAAAAGCGGCCATGCGCTCCTCGCGGGCAATCTGGCCATCAATCTCGGTAACGTCACTTTCCAGCGCCTTGAAACGCTGTTCTTCGTTAGTCTCCAGCTTGTCCTTGGCGTGGAGGGCGCGCATCTCAGTTAGCTTGGCAGCCCGCTTTTCGCGCAGTTCAATAAGCTTTTTCATGGTTTGTTCCTTTAAGGAGGTTGAAAGCCTGTCAGGAACCAAGTTCATAAGTCGTGTTGTATGGTCTGTTGTTTGCCGTTTTCGGCGGAAATGGTACCAGCGCACAGCCCTTGTCCGGTGGTTCTTACTGTCCCGCGCCCCGGAGAGCTGCTTATCGATATTGGCCCGCTGGCAGGGCCTCATATGAACGGCGCGGGAAATTCTTCGCCTCAAGTCAACGGTACGGGCGCACCATACTCAATCGGAGACACCAGATTTCCCTCCCCATCGACGGGAAATTCAACGTGAACTAAGGCTCGCCCTGCGCGCTGACTGAGCGTCGTCGCAAGAGCCTCCAGATCAAGGACGATGACCGGCCCCGCGTAGCGAGCCTCACTGGAGTGGCTCGAAAATGCCTCAGCAAGATTATCATGCCAAAGATGTGAACCATCAGCCCACCAAATGAAGTATCTAGCGGGGATAATCTTGGGGTAGCCACGGAGACGGAAAATTTGTTTAGTCAACCACTGCGATTTTGAGTGCCACGTAAAATCGAAATCAACATTTTCGGGTATATTCCAGCCCGCGTCCTCACAGAGTTGTCTAAAATTAGCAGCTTCCTCAGGATCATTCTTGGGACGATGCTTCTCTGGATACCAATCAAACGTCTTATGATGATCGCCTTCATAGGCGTCTACATTCTTTAAAGCATGCCAAAGAATGCCGATTGCACACCAGTTCGCAACTTCCTTTGACGCTTGTGGCCCCACGCCACGATCAGAGAGCATTTTCATGACCCAGATTTCAGCCAATGCGAATGCATCAAAACGCGCGTGTCCATCCACAGTTGGAAGAAACTCTCTACGCCGCCAATCTCGTTGAGCGACAGTGCTTAGAGTTGTGATTTTTTCCGCTTCAGCGGGTGTGAAAGTCGTCAAGATATATTGGGGCTGCATAGTGGCTCTTCCCACGTTTCAATTAGTGTTAGATACCACGATAAATAAATCGCTGCAAGCACCACGGTTTAAAAAGGCTCATGAATTAACCAACACCCTGGAAATCGCCTTTTTCCATCTGCTCACAATCGGCAATCACCGCTTGAAGCTTATCCCCCGCGTTTTCAGCGAGTTGGCGTATGGCGCGACGATGGGGTTCGTCGTCAAGCGCCGCCGCCGCCATCCATAGAGCATGAATGAGGGCATCAACTTCATGGAGGGGGTCAATCAGCTCAAAGGCTTCCGGCATGTCAGGCCCCTTCCAATTCGCGCTCGTCATTGTCGAATGTCTGCCCCATATCGCCGTCATGGGTCCACCCTAGCGTCGGTTCATCATCGCCACCGTCTTCGTTGTCGGCGTCGTCCAACTCGCGGTCTTGAAAATCGAAACGCTCGGCCTCCGGGCCGCGTGCAGTCCAGCCCAATGATGGTTCGTTGTCCCCTCCGTCTTCCAAGTTTTCGTCGCCGTCGAACTGGTCGAGGATTGAAACCAAATACTCAATCGCCTGCTCGATCCGCTTTCGCAGTCTGGGGGTCAGTTCGACAATGCGGACATAGCTTTCCTGTTCACGAAAATGGTAGCCCAT